TTAGCTTTCCTTTCTGCGATAGATGCGAAAGCATATCAACTATTTGCATAGAGTGAAGAGCGGAAGATCAAAGATCGTTAGTCGTTTGGGGTAAGACTTTCACCCCGTATTACCCCGTATTACTATACGGGGTGCAAAAATGCCCCTCAGCAACAGAGAAATCATTCTCGACACTCGAATAATTTTAAAAGATGAAAAGCGATTCTTGCAGGAAGGTGGTGTTTGATGCCTTTATGTGGCGTGGAATTGCTGACCGCGCCGTTTAGATTTTTCGCTGTACTTATCATTGCAGGGCGGCTTGGTGCTTCGTTCGCGCTACGCACTCTCTTATCCCTGCGGGGCTAGAGCAGTGATATCCATCTTTTTAGGTGCCTCCCCGACGAAACGGGGCCCCTCCTAAAAAGATGGTTATATGCTTATAGGCATGATGGTATCAATTGGGCTGTCTTCTCTATGCTGTTCCTTGTTGTCATAACATGTCATCACTCTACTTACACCATCCCATGACACCTGATACACGCAGTCAGCAAGTACCTGAAACACGTAACCCATATCTTGCAAATCCGTCTGATTCAAACTGAACATTTTCTCATCACCGTCATAGACGTCGATGTATATGTGATAGAACGTTAAATCTCGATTTATCTCGCCTGATGTTTTAGTTCGGCTCACATAAGCAATCTGTTTTGCGTAACCCGTGACAAACATCTCAAACGAATTCAACGGGCCAAACTTACCAAATGTTTTTTGTTTAAGCTCCGGTTCTGAACCTGGCACAGTATCAGGAACTTCAATATCTGCTTCTGTTTGACTTTCTTGTGCTGGAGTCGATGATTCTTCATCACCAGTCCAAGCGTAAATATTAAAAATGATCGCCAACGATATAAGAAGAGCAGAACCCCAAAATGGCCAACGATGCCAAATTGGAGTGATGTCATTTGCCATGGCCTCCGCCACTGAACCGTTGCTTTGAGTATGGCTTTGGTAAAAAGGAAAGAACTCTTTCTTATACTTGCGTTGCTCCTGATTCACGACTTCCGTTGTAGAGCCAATTCGTACTTTTTTCGTGTACGTTTTGTCGCTGCCAAAGGCTGTATTCTTCGCACAGTAGTACGTCATTTCAATCATATCTTTGACGTCTCGATGTACTTTGCGCAAGTTCTGAGTGAGCAGAATGATATCGATACCGTAGTGACCATGAAGCGAATAGAACTCTAAAATTTTGGAGTCTAGCTGCTTATTCGGCAAAACCATGTGCGCTTCATCAATAACATAAAGAGGGCCACGATTCTGTTCATCACGCCATTCATCAATATAGTCCTCATGTTTTGAGAAGGGGCGACTCATCGAACCATATTCAGTCAATTGACCATCAACCACCTTAATTAACTTTAGAACATCGTGTCCAAACACCTTTTGAAAGTAGCTAATGTTCAGCGTCACATTGGTGATAACTTTACGACCGGACTTGATTGCAGGAATGATATGAAATACGACTGATTCATAGGATTTTCCACTACGCGGACGACCAACTATTGAATAAATCATGAGCCTAACCTCGTAAATGGTACTAGTTGCAATAGAATCCTAACCGTAATGGCCGCAATGATAATGGTCAGGCATTGGGGTAGGCCAACGGCACTCATCACCCAAGCAACATTAGGCGGAATGTTATCGAGATACTGCCCAATATCAACAGGGTCGAACAGGCCAAAGATGGTACTCAACAGCACCTTAACGGCCTTGAATATTTCTTCCATTGCCCAAAGAAACACATCCTTTAGCATTTCAACCAAGCTAAGAATCAAGCTGTAAAGAAATGAGATAAGCTTGTTAAATAAATCCGTAATCCAACCCATGCTAACCCCCAAATACGATACGGCGACACATAAAGACCGTTGTCACCATGAAACAGAAACGAAGGAATGAAAATATCCAATCCATATCGACATAATCCGAGAAGTACAGCCAACCATAAAAGGGCACAGGAAGGCCAAATTTAGGCCGCTCAGCATTACTCAAATCCAGCTCACCAAACGAAGCAACAAACCCGTCTATCACTTCCGTTTTCAACTCAGCTAATTGAGTAGAGGCCATACCGGATAGACCCTCCGGATACTTGGTTTCGTAGTAACTCACACAAGTATCGGTCTCAATACACGTAGCAGAAACACCCGCACCTGACGTATCGACATTGGTCATTTCATCAAGTGTTGTCCCAATCCCATCGAGCTTTTCACCAACCCGCTCAAGTTCACCATCGATACGTTCGGTATTACGATTAACCGCGCTAGTCACATCTTTGTTGAGGTTCTGGATTAGTGCCTTGGTGTTATCGTAAATATCGATATTTTCCTCACGAAGTTTTGCAAGATGTTCTGAGTTTTGTTTGACGTTGGCATTTAACAGCATCAACTCACCGTTCTGCTCTGCATTGGCCTTGTTGATATCAATATTCAAATCGTTAAGCGCTTTGTTTACATCACGATTCAGATTGGTCACGGCCTTAACGACATCACCATTAGAATCCGGTGTTAACTCAGGCTCTGGGACTTCCGGCTCAGGGTCGACCACTTCCGGCGGAGGTGGTTTAACATCAACAGGCGGTAACGGATTAGGGTCGGGGATTGGCTTAGTTGGGTCAGTCGGTTTATGTTCCGTATCAGGGTCGGGGTCAGGCGTAGGCGGTTTTTCCGGCTCTGGCCTTGCAGTAGAACAAGTAGAATCTGAACACATAACCCCTTCTGTTTCTGGATTTTCGCACTTGTCACCCGTGTAAGGCGCATCACCAAAACACCTGTCCTCATGACAACCCACATGCGTTTCTATTTGAGCAACACACTGAACACCAGCTTTGCACCAGTAGGCACCCGTCATGTTGTCCCCCCAAACATCACGGAGCCAAGTTAACTCAACAACATCACCCGATTGCTGTAATTCCTGACATTTGTTTACCTCCTCGCATTTACCAGTAACCTCATTCAATTCAGTACCAGAAGGACAAGACGCAACCGGAGAGCCATTAGCTACATTACCCCAACTATTACCGCCCCCCCACCTGACGGATATTTGAGGCTGATATGACTCCCAACTAACAGAAATTGCATTTCCCACATGCTTACCGTGTTTATAAATAGGCTTGCCAATACAGCCAGTTGTTAAAGCTGTTTTTGTAATAACATCGCCAAGAGAAATACAGCTGGAAAAGTCATAATAAGATTGAACCCAAGTGACCTTAACTAATCCCGAGGCGAAGGTACAAGAAGATGCAAATAAACATAAAAAAGAAAGGAGTCTAAACACAAAAAACACCTATAAAAAAGGAGCCGAAGCCCCTTATCCTTGAAAATTCTTAGCGGCTAAAAATCCCGATAACCCACCAAGAAGTGCAAATATCATCAATTGAAGGTCATGCAGAACGATTAGCATCTAGAATCATCCTTATGCAGACTTAACTGCACGTTTACCAAGGCCAATTGCTTTGTACGCCATGGTAATGCCGATAATAGCGACACCAGCCGCACCCACTTTGATTGCAGTATCTGCGAAATCCACTGCTGCCCAAATAGCTTCCATAGTTGTAACTCCTAGAGTAAATTTATTAACTTTATCGCCAATTTGACGACATAGGTGTAGGCGAAGCCAGTGACAAAAACCAATGAGTAAGCACCAGAAAATGCCGCTGTAGCTTCAATTGCTGTTATCTGCGTGTATCCCATTACGTACTCATATTCGGCAGGAGTAACAACGATAAAGCCTGTGCATTGCGCAATATCTGTTGACACTACCGCTAGAAAACCTTGAGCATTAGCTAAGACACACGAAGGCATACAGATTCCTTACTTGTTATCAATCAACTTGATATCCACAACGTGATTGCGCTGCGGGTTCTGTGGGTCAACGTCTAAATGCAATTCGCATTGCAAAGGAAATTGGCTAGCTAGCTTTTGGAATTCAGCGACTAACGCAGGGCTAGGGTTCATCGAGATTTGTTTCTTATCGAAGCCAACCGCAGTACAAGAACCTTTTTCAGACGTCCAACCATCGTTAGCGCCAAGATAGTTAACCGTTGCAAAGTTATATGGCTTGTTATCCTTTTTAGATAAGCCTTGTGAGTGTTCACAGCCAATAACGATAACTACTAATTTAGACATGACATAAGTCTCCAGATTGATTTAAGTTGTCCCGACAGACTGGAATGTTTAAGCGGTCGGGGATATCGATACTTGTTAAGCCCTTGGTTAACTCACGGATAATTGCTTCCGGCTTGTCATTTATCAGGCTCATTAAATTAATAAATTTGCCGTATTGTTTACGGGCATGTTCTAAAAATCGGTCGTAGCTTGCTTGAGCAACGATACGAGAGATTGGAATAATCACCGGCGGCACATCTTGTAGTGCAGCGGTCAGGGCCGGGTATGAACCCGTAAAATATGGGTCACTATCAACAAGAACGTCTAACGGCAAGACTCGACTGTTATTGCGAAGCTCAACCTCAAGACGTACCCAGTTTGGATGGTCTTTGCATTGAAGTTGTTTGCCTTTCTCATAGCCGCGGAATAACTTGCCGTTTTTACGATTACCTACATAAAACGTACGACCACCATCAGGAACGATGCCGTATTTCTTTTTGTCACCACTGGTCGCGAGAGAGCCAGATTCAAAATAAGCATATTTAGGTGGAGCGCCACGAGTGATAAATTTGCCAGCCTTATATGCTTTGCGTAGAGCAGTTACATCAATGCGACCTTCTAAATCATCGAAAGCAATATCAACACGAGTTAGACGGACATCAGGCATCTGCTTTAATGCCTTGTGTAAAACGTCCATCTTGATAGCCGCGCAACCTTTACCAGAGAAAGAAACGTAATAGCCAAAGTTAGCCGCGCCCCATGCAACCTTGCCAGCTTGAGTACCATTACAAAGCAAATTGGCACAGTGACTGTAACCAGCAAAACCACCGCAACGTTCTAGTGTCCAATCGTTACCCTCGACAGTGATCTCACTGTTAAGTAACTCGACGAACGACTCAACCTCACCGTGACAAAGTACATCCAACATATCTAAGCCAATATTGGCAATAAGATGCTGATAGCATTCATTAAAGGTTAGGTTGGTTGCCAGCTTAATATCGGCATCAATCAATTCTTTGTTCAGCGCTGCGAAATACAAATCACGGTTAGCAAAACTCTCAGATTCAACGCAGTTAAGGACTTGAGCTAGATTTTCAGCAAAATAACGAATCTTGGTTTTCTCACGCTTGCCAACGGATACAGCAGTTAGTGATGGGGTAACATTTTTAATCTTTTCATCTTGTTCAACCAAGGCAAAGCGTTGTTTAGCCATTTCTTTACAACGTTGTAGAAGTAACGGTGAACCGGAAAAGCTCAAGAAGTCGATAATCGTCTTATTCATCGTGATTCACCGTAAACACACCAGATTGGCGGAGTTGGGATTCGTTTTCGTGAGTTATTTCGATTAGTTCACGATCATCTTCACAAGCAAAAAGGTACATCTCGTGCTTAGTTTTGAAATACTCAGGCATTCCATCAACGACGCACCAATAACCATCGGATTGACGTTCAAAATACACAGGTCGTTTATTATTCGGCTTCAAACTAAACAGAGACATCATTTAGCCTCCAATACATTGCTATGAGTAGTAAACCCTAAGAAATCAGCGATTAACTGACAGTGGAACCAATTGAAATTTGAAACCGTAGTACCAGTGCCAAACTGAATAAAATACGAATTAGATAGCTCATCGTAATGAAAAGAGATTTGCTTAATAGTGGATTCAACAACAACCATCGAAAGTGGTTTACCGCGGAAATTGAAACCATAAGACACCGAGACAGTGTTAGTAGATGGTCGAGTAAAGAAGATTGTGAAATTACGAGCATTAGACCGAAAAGAGAGCTTTTCACCATCGTTAGTAACTACATAATCCATAACAACCACCTTGAACAGTTGAGTGACCACCAAGAGCGAGAGCTTCAAGGGCGTAACGCCCAAGGCGGTCAAATTAAACGCCCGAAACGGTATAGAGAGAACCAAATCGGAATAACACAGTAAATTCTGTACTGATTAAATACAGAATTTTATGTATCGTCAATACAGCAAATCTTGTGTTATGAGGCTATGATGTCGAGATAACGAGTTAAACGAGGACGCGAAAAATGTACACAAACAAGCTCATTGATGCCTATAAAGAGCAAATGAACTATGTTCAATACAAACAAATCGCTCATGACTTAGGTGTAAGTCCACAAATGATTACAGAGGTAAGAAAAGGAAGAACTTATCTCAATGAAAATCAAATGCTTATGCTGGCTGATGCCGTTGGTGAAGATAAAGAAAAGGCTTTGATTGGTTTAGCGCTAGATAAAGCAAAGACTCACGAAGCACAGCAGACATGGGCAGCCATTGCAAAAAAGTTTAACGGGCTAGGATTATCAAGCATATCAATGGCTAGCGGCGGATTGGCTTTGCTGATGTACACCCCTAAACAAGCCCTAGCTCAGTGCGTATTATGTATCTTATGTTAAA